ATAAATCTTATACAGTCAAAGATAAAAATGCAGGGGCATATAATGTTTTCTACGGGTTGCGAAAAAATAAAAAAAAAATTGAAATTTACTGTTACAACGTTACAAACGTTACAACCCTTACTGGATAAGGGTTGTAGCTGTAACACTTCTGTAACGTTGTAACACTTTTCAGGTGCTATTGCCCTACGCGAGAAGATTTTTTCGGTTTTTAAAAACAGAAAGGCAAAAAAAACACTATGGACACTGACGATAGTTTGCCCAAGAACAAGGGCGGCAGACCCGCTGGACTGACCCAAAGGCAGCGAGAGTTTGCAAAGTTTTATGTTGATGGCAGATGGTCTAATGCTGAATGCGCTCGAAAGGCTGGCTATGCTGAAGGCAGCGCGGCTCAACACGCAGCCAAGCTTCTTGACGGTAGATCGTTCCCCGAAGTGCCGGAGCTTATTAAAGAGCTTCGACAGGCTCGAGAACGCAAATACGGCGTGACCTTGCTTAATCAGTTGAAGCGGTTCGATGAACTGTCTCGCTCCGCTGAAGAGGCTGGTCAGTTTTCCGCTGCCATCAACGCTGAAAAGATACGCTCGAGCCTTGGCGGGTTGACCATTGATCGGCGCGAGTCCACGCACGTTCACCAGCTTGATAATATGTCTCGTGAAGATATCGCTGCCCGACTGGTAGCTATTCGGCAGCAATACCCAAGCGCATTCCCCGAACCTGAGATGAAAAGAGTTGAAGATGGCAAAGACAGAACAGTCACTGTGGACATCGTTGAAGCAGAATTTACCGAAAAAGAGCCACTTCCAGCGGGTGGAAAATCGGACAGGGGAGGGGATGCCTGACGTATATATCTGCATCAATGGGGTTCCAATTTGGTGTGAGTTAAAAATAATTAAAAATCGAAAGGTCTCTATCTCAAAGTCTCAGATTGCATGGCATCTCTCGCATACGCGGTGTAAAGGTGTCAGTTTTTTCTTATTACACTGCCCCTCTGAGGGTGATGTATTTTTATTTGACGGTGGTTTAGCGGCGGATTTGCAAGGATCGAGGATCGATGACCTGCGACCTGCGGCTAGATGGTGTGGTGATATACGATCTGCGCCCTTGGCACTGCGCGCCTGCGCCCTAGAGTCGTGGTTCGAGGATCGATGACCTGCGGCCTGCGTCCTCGATGCTGCGACCTGCGACCTGCGACCTCGATCATATGATATAGGTATAAAGAAAACACCCTGCCATCCTATCGGATGGCAGGGTATCAGGGGAAACCCTAGTGAAGAACGATTGCAATTGATTTGGCTTTGATCGAAGCGCCCGCGCAAAGCTTGCATGTGTCGCACGTTGCCCGCCGTCCTGCTTCTTTGCTGGCAGGGCATAGAACCTCCGACCCTTTTACGACCTCTTCAACGTCATTTATGACGCGGAATGTGCGCTTGCTGTCTTTCCAAGCTTGGACGGCCTGCGTTAATGTGTCCGCGCTGATCATATAACGGCCTGCGTCAACGTCAACGCCTGCAAGGTCGTCTTGATGGCTGTAGGCTGTATGGCCGTCGGCCTCGCTCAACAAGCTATCCCAAATATAATTTGGAGCCGCTGCGCCGTCGCCGTATGTACCAACCCGAACCATGCGCCCCGCGCCAAGCTTGGCTATAGCTTCATGACCTTGCGCCGTTGGATAGGCGTTTTTCTGAACTTGTTTCCAGACATTAAGAACCCCTTGGAATAATGCAACGTAGCATGTGCGCCCCTTGGCATGCTTGCCCGGGGCGTCTATGTCTTGCGCTTCGCCCCTATGCTTGCAATTGCCGCAGATTGAATAGTCATTGCCAAGCTTGTTGTTTAGCATTGGATCAAGGCCGTTATCGCACAAGATATATGTTTGCACCATGTTACCGGTTTTAGAATTGCTGCTTTTGGTTATAGCGACAACGACAATGGGCGATCCGTCTATTTGTGATGGCCCGCGATATATGATTGAGTTTTGTGTCTTCATGATTTTTTCCCCTTCATGAGTTAATAGAGAAAGCTTATCGGATTTTATAAGATACCGCAAGCCCTAAAATCTGCGGCCTGCGTCCCGCTGCGGCCTGCGCCCTGTCATATAAAAGAACGCCCGCAAGCGAAAGGATCGAGCACCGCGGCACTCGATCCTAGGTTGGTTATTTCCAAGCAAAACCATTCCAGTCGTCTTGCCCTTCGGTGACATATTCCCCTTCGTGGATCATATCATTAAGACCGGCTTCGCCCTCCGATATGATCCATCCAAATACATCACACTGGCTGTTTGGGACATATACAGTCATGCCCCTCTTTGTGCTTTTGATTATTACCTGATCCATTATTACCTCCGTTTTTGGCAGCGGGATCGCTCCCGCTGCCTTGGTTAACTAGAGCCAATCGCTTTCGATCTGCCAATAGTTTTCGTCGGCAGTCTTGACCGCCCAATAAGGCGACAAGCCATCCTCGTGATAGTCCCGCCAGTTAGCGTCGGGCATGTCTTCGATGCCTAATCCAAACCTACGAGTGCAGCACTTGTCGCACTCTTTCATGAATTCATCGAAAGGCATTGATCTGGTGTCGTATGGTATCGCCATAGCTAGCCCCTATTCATGTCTTGAATGTTAAACAAACAGCCAAGGATTGACCAAAACAGGCCGACACTGCCTATTGATATCATGCCGATGCCGGTGACGATGGCGAACATGTCATCGATAAACAGACAGTGATAGCCAGCCAGTCCAACGGTGCCGGTGGCGATGATCATCATGCCCCAAACGTATGTCATACGTTTGGCGACCGTTCTTCTATGTGCAACGAATGCGTGTCTCATAGTATAGTCCCCTTCTATTTGGTTTACCGTTTCGTCCTTCTGGACTCATCAGCGGCAGCGACACTGCCGGACGGTAGGGGCTTTCGCCCCTATGCCTTATGATGCGTTAGAGATGATAGTTTTACCTGATTTGATCGTGTACACGGTACCGGCCTCGAGCTTCATGCGGCGCACATTGCCTTTGCCAGTCTCGAACATTTCCTTGGCGATCGAATAATCCATGAACGTGATCACATTAGGATGCTCGTCGGTCAACCGATCATCGGCAATGATTTGACCGTATGCCTTGCGGATAGAACCGTCGGCCTTGGTGAATGTTGCAGTGAATAGGCGTCCGCCTAGCTGATTAATGATCTGGTCTCTAAGTGTCATAACGAATTCCCCTTCGTTGTTTGTTTCGTTAACATTATATGATCACATATTATCTTATATATCAAGCCCCAAAACCAATAAAAACGCTGGTTTTGATAAAATAATGCATCTTTTTTGTTCACGATTTGTTCCACGGCCTGCACTAGGGCTGGGGTTACTAGGTCTGTTTGGCAATCGAGACCGGTTTTATTTGACCCCAACCCCTATTATTTGACGGTAGGGGTTGACCTGTGGCGTGGCGTAGCTGGGTTGATAATTTCATTGGGGCGTATTATCATTCGGGCATGGATGACACAACAAACCTAGAATTGCTCCCCGAGGAAGTCCTAAAGGAAATCCTGTTGCTGGAGGAGCATCAAAAACGTTTAACAACTCGTGACCTAGCGCAGGAAAAATTCTTGCCCTATGCGAAGCATGTGTACGAGGGTTTCATAGAGGGGACCCATCACCGAATTATTGCAGAGAAGCTTGAGAAGATTGCCCGGGGGGAGTTAAAAAGACTAATCGTAAATATGCCACCCCGACATTCTAAATCAGAATTTGCATCATATCTCATGCCTAGCTGGTTCTTGGGCCGAAATCCGAAATTAAAAATTATTCAGGCTACAATGAATACCGAACTTGCTGTACGCTTTGGTAGAAAGGTTCGTGATTTGATTGCTGACCCTATTTATAGGGAGATCTTTCCAAACACTGACCTGAAACCGGACAGCCAAGCGGCAGGTCGTTGGGAGACTAGCGCTGGTGGGGAATATTTTGCAGCCGGGGTGGGCGCTGCAATGACTGGTCGTGGTGCTGACTTGCTCATCATTGACGATCCGCACTCGGAACAAGATGCTTTATCCTCGACAGCGTACGATAATGCGTACGAGTGGTACACTTCGGGTCCTCGACAGCGTTTGCAGCCGGGGGGAACCATCATTATTGTCCAGACCCGGTGGTCAAAGAAGGATATTACGGGGAGGTTACTGCAAGCCCAGCAAAAAGATATTATGGCTGACCAGTGGGAAGTTGTAGAATTCCCTGCTATTTTGCCGTCGGGGGAACCATTATGGCCTGAATTCTGGAAAAAAGACGAGCTACTAAAGGTAAAAGCCTCCTTGTCTTTGGGAAAGTGGAATGCCCAGTGGCAGCAGAATCCCACTTCAGAAGAAACCGCTATGGTCAAGCGGGATTGGTGGAAGGTGTGGGAGCACGATGATATTCCTGATTTGGACTACGTCATCCAGTCGTATGATACTGCCTATAGTAAAAAAGAAACCGCTGACTACTCTGCAATTACAACTTGGGGAGTATTCCAGCCATTTGGTGATGGTGACCAGCACCTTATATTGATGGACGCCAAGAAGGGGCGGTGGAACTTTCCTGAACTAAAGGCTATTGCTCAGGAAGAATATGAGTATTGGGAGCCGGAGTTGATGCTGATTGAGGCAAAAGCTTCTGGTACACCGTTGGCTGACGAGATGAGGTTACTGAACCTCCCTGTAGCTACATTTAGCCCGGGCCGAAAACGTGGGGGCGGGGGTATGGATAAAACAACTCGCATGCATATTGTCTCGCCTATATTTGAATCTGGCAAGGTGTGGTATCCTGAAGGCGAAAAGTTTGCAGAGGAAGTTATTGAGGAAGTTGCGTCATTCCCTAATGGCGAACATGATGACTTTTGTGATAGTATGACGATGGCTTTGATGCGTTTCCGTCAGGGTGGCTTTATCAGTTTGACCGGTGAAGAGTTCGAGGACGATCCACCCCGTACCGCAAGAGAATATTACTAATGGCAAAAACCCCAACAAGTTATGCAGGCAACCTCGCCCGGGCCATAGGTCAGGGGGTAACTTTTGGATTTGGCGACGAGCTTGAAGCTGGTGTCCGGTCCCTAGTTGGTGACAGAACATACGACGAAGAAGTTTCTGACATCCGTAAATCCATATCTGAATTTCGTGAGACGAACCCTGTCGCTGCTTATGGATCCGAGATTGTAGGTTCGATACCCACGGGTGTAGGACTTGCTGGCCTAGCTCTTCGTGGTGGCTTGAAGGGTGCAGCAAAGATCGGTGCTTTAGAGGGTAGCATCTATGGCGCAGGTGAGGGTGAAGGGGTAACTGGAACCGCGACCAGTGCAGCTTTGGGCACAGGACTTGGCGCTGCTGGCGGCAAGGTCGGAGAAAAAGTATTCGAGGGCATAGCTCCTTTACTGGGAAAAATCATGAAGAAAACCCGAGGTTCGGGAGCCGAGGTTAAAGGTTCTGGGGCCGCTGAACTTGAAGCTATGCCGTCGGACCTCGGTCCTTTGGTTCGTGAAGCTGGGTCAGATGAGTTCGTGCCGCTTGAGAAGACGGTTGGCGCACCGGGGACCCCGGGCGTTGAGCGTAATATTAACCCTGCTTTGCAGGAGGATGTCTTTGTACCGGGCAGTGATGAGGCGTTAGGTGGGATTGATTATCTACCTGCCGCGCAGGCGCTTCTTGAAAACCCACCGGGGATGAATATTGGTAAGAAGGGCTTGACTGGTGCTCAGTATCTGGCGCGTTTGAAGAATCAGCCTTCGGTCACTGACTTG